CCTCAGCATTTGTTACCTCAACAGTATCATCAACAGTATCATCATCAATCATTGTAATTGTATTTGCCGGACAATTTCCATCTTCGCCAACAGTCAAACAAGTACAATACACATCAACGCTTGTATCTCCAGCAATAATAACAGCTTCAGAATCTGTAATATATTCCAGATCATTATCCTCACAAACAAGCAATGTTTCTTCAGGAATGATAATATCAACTGTTCTAACATCAGGTATTGAAAAAGTTACAAATCCAGCAGCTTCGGATCCGGTATCACGTGGAAGATTGATTAGTGGATTTTCACCATGTAAATCAAGCCATTCACCATAGGCAGAAGATATGAAAGCAATTTTTGTTGCTTCATAATTATCTTCCATCAAGTCATATAAATCAACAGCAATTGATTCTAAAAGGTTTCTGATTTCTGAACCTTCGTTAAAATCAGTTACACGTGTTTCACCAACTTCTAACTTTTCTTTGTAATATTCAATCATTCGCTCTACAATGCTTTCACGAGAGATTTCATCTCCAATGAGATTGTAAAAACTTTCATTCTCTATCGGCAACGATTTCACCATCCTTTTCAAGAACTAAACTTAAACTAAAATCAGTTTCATCATCAAAAACAATGAATAATTTGATTAAAATTCCACCAACTTCATTAAATGATGCCTCAACACTAAAATCACTTAATCGAGGTTCTTGTTCAAGAGTATCCTCAATTTCCAATCGTATAAATTCCAATGTTTCATCATTACGTTTCCAACCAAGAAAATTAGATAACACACTACCGTAATCATAATAGAACAAATCTAAACTATCATATTCAGAATTTAACCTATTCAAGATAGATTGTATTAAATTGTCTTTATTTTCAACCAATATCAAATCACCGTCTTTAAATTCCCAATTGGTGTTTAAATCTGTTCCTAATTCAATTATCTCTTCCATAAAAAAACACCTTCAAAATTATTTTAACTACATGGAGCTTTACCACATACAGCATAATAGCAATTTTTACCTGTAAATTTGGCTGTCTTACCATTACCACATGATGATGCTCTCCAATATGTGTTAAATGATCTTTGCTTACTTGTTGCATCACTGCAATACAATTTGCCTTTATATTTCATAACAGTGTAGTAATGACATGTAGAATGTACAACAAAACAATTTATACCTGCAGAACGGAACATACTTGCTGTCAACCTACTGGTGTCTGCACAATTCAAATGTCGACGGTTATTATAACATTTAACTGGTGTTTTGTACTTAGAATTCCTATAACCTGAATAAGTTACATTATCCAATAACCAGGAATGTATTAATTTGGCTTTCTTTAAATCATTGGTTTCATTTCCAACAATCTTTTTAACAAGATTATCTATGACTTTTCCTTCTCCACCTTTTAAGCTGGTGTTTTTCTTTGATTTACTGGTTGTTTTAGATTTAGATGATGTTTTAGATGAACTTGAATTTGATTGTTGAGCGGATTTATAATCCTCTTCCCATTTAAGCCTACTTTCGCGATATTGTCTGACACTACTTGGGAATGGATTTAGTTCAACTTCAGCGTCAAACTTTGTTCCATCATTGGTTATTGTAACAGCTTCAATATACCATCTATTCAATGAATATCCGACATAACGATTATAGGTTGAATTTAGAACTTCTGCAAGTGTAGAAAAGTTTTCTAATACAAATTCAGTTGGTAATTCAGTATATAAAAACATATTTGTGTGCAGTTTTTTTAATAATGGATTTCCCAACGGTAATGTGAGTTTTAAACTCAATAAATCACGAATACTGTCACTTAATCTGTTTCTGGCACTAGCCATTTCATTATTAATTGACATGGCAGTATTTGTGGAAATTGGAGTTGTTTTAGTTTTCTTTGTAGATTTAGTTGTTTTTTTATCAGAAGTTTTGAAATTAGGGAATTTGGAAGCAATTTCCTTTGCATTTTTACCAATGACAACACCTACACCAGCATTTAAAAGATGTTTTTCAGGATTGCTGACGCCTCTGAAACTTGAAGGTGAAAAATTGTCATCATGAGCACGAGGCAGCCATTTTAAATTGTGAATATTTGTACTTGGTGGTGATAAGAATGCCACTACCATTTTTGCCTTTTTCTTTTTGAGAACACTTTTATAGTGATTGGAAGACCAGTGCTCCTTTAAGGTTCCAGCACATGCACCGCCATAAATGCACATATAGATTCCATTCTTTTTTACACGATTGATTTGAGAATAATGGTAACTTGGTCCGATACCACCAATTTCAACCTTATAACCTCTTTTTTTAAGATATTTACCAATATCCTTCATTAACTTCATATCTCTTGATTTAGAATGAATATTATCAATATTCATAAAAACAGTAATTCCAGATCCCTCTTTTTGTTTTGTATTGGTTGATTTTTTACTTGAAACTGTTTTAGAAGAGGAGGTTTTTGTAGCAGTAGTTTTGTTTGGATTATCAATTGTTGTTGTTAAATTACCGAAAAATGCACTTAAATCCAGCCTAACAAGTTTTTCACTTGAATAGCTGTGTCCTTTCTTTAAACTGTCTTGAGAATTAACAACAACTCCGGTGATAATGTTGGTGGTGTCAAACTTGAATTTGCTACTTGCAAGTTCAGGAGTTGTCAAATATATTCCGCTTTGTAACCAATCTTCCTTGCTGAATGGTTCTATTTGAAGTACACCATACTTATTGAAATATACATCAATATACGCCCCTGTACTAAACACCAAATTACGTATCGCTTCAATATATGACACATCACGAAATACCATTTGGGTAGTTGATTTCATTGGATTGAAGTTTATACCATTTTCCCAAACTCCCTGATCATAATAAAGTTTAGGCCTCAGCCCTGAAAGTTCTGTTTTGTACTTGCTTAATTTTTTAGAAGATACCCTACCTTTTCCATTATTCACACCATTTTGAGTGAGGAACAATCTCAATAAATCATAATAGCTATTATTTTTAGAAATCAGATTAAATTTGCTTTGGTACTTTCTGCTGAAGTCCTGACATTGATAGCTGTATAATCCTGTTGACTTATCATAATCCACAGTTAATATGATGCCTCCAAAGTCTTCATGATAAGGGCTTGTAATCAAAATTGTATATAAACCAGTTGTTAGGTCAAAATAATGTGGGCTGGTGAATGTTGCAGTCTTTTGCCTCATATCAGTTTCTTTTATCTGATATTTGGTCCAATAAATCTGCAATTTGTTTTTCCAAAAATCATTACCAAGAGTTTTTGATTTGGCATTGGCGAACCTACCTACATATATGATAGAATGGTTTTGAACAAGATTGGTGTCATAATATACCTTTTCAACAATACTGCTTATTGCCATATTCAAAACCACCTTTATACATTGATTAATGCTTTTAAAGTTGCCTTATCAACCTTCCCGTTCACCTTTAATTTGTATTTCTTTTTATATTTTTTCTGAAACTTTTTAAGTGCTGTTTTTGTTACAGGACCAAAATAACCATCAACCTGTTTTTTAGTCAGGTATCCCTTCTTTTTCAACACCTTCTGCATGTATTTAACACAATTACTCTTTTTTAAACCATATTTCAGATTTGAGAGTTTGCATTTTTTTAATTTATTCTTGTTGGTGCTGTTAGCCTTTGATTTTTTACTGACCTTTGCTTTCTTTTTTGCCTTTGCATAATTTTTCTTAGCTTTATTAACATAAGAATTATCATTTTTAAATTTAGTAATGTTGATACCCTTGAATTGAATGAATTCCAATGACCAAACAGTATTATCTCGATAAGTCTGTTTTCTATCACTGTTTTTTGAAATGATATATCGGTCATTTTTAATGTCAATAGCCTCTGTAACTACATATAATGGAGTCATGGTTATCATCCATTCATGTAACTTTTCAAGAACGGTAGTATTTCCAAACATATCATTTTTATTGATTATTACATCTATTTTAAATGAAATTCCACCGTAACCGTTGTTTAGAAATTGTTTGTTTCCCTCATTCAGGTCATTGACGATGATTTTTAAATCAGGAGTTACACCAACACCGTTGTTTTGGATAACTTTTAAAGCCATAGGAGTTGAACCTTTACTAATTTCATCAGCACTTATTACACTAAAAAAACTCATACTGTCCTCCCTGCTGTTTTATTATCCCAAAATATGTATTCTCTGATAACTTCAATGATTTCATCAATTCTTTCCCTTTTATCAACTGTGCCAACATTTAAAGTGAGATTTAACACATTACCATTTTTATTATCACCAATAGCCAATAATACTTCTAATAAATTTTCGTTAGAAAAATCGAAATTTGATGCGTTGGTATCATTTAAACTGTCGGTATTAAAACCAACATTGAATCTTGGATTTCCGAAGGATTTAACAGCATTTTCCCCTACATTTCCGAGATTTCTGATGATGTTTTGACTTGCAGTTGGAATTCTATCACCTGTATCCTCCATCTCCTTGAGCAATTTTATTTGCATAATTCCTGGAGAATGAATACCTAAAGCATTCAGGAAATTTTTAACAGCATTGACACCGGCTTCCCAAAATTTTTGAGGTAATGTTGCAGCCCATTGTCCTACAGCACTTAACATACTGTTCAATTCAGCCACAAACCTACCAGGCATGCTTGAAATTTGACCCATAAATCGAGTAACTGAATTTACTCCAGCATTCAACATTCTCTGGACAAAATTATTACCAAATCCAAGTGTTCTTGCAATCATATTAGTGAATATCATTGCTAATTGGAATGGAAGAGTTGCAATAAAAATCATTACACCAATTACACCATCAACAATATTATTGCCAGTTATTGAAACATTGGATTGTAATAATCCTCCTAATGTCATAATATAAGTGTAAAGGTTTTGCAGTGAACTTATAACCCAATTTACAAAGTTCATAACAGAAGTATAAATTATTTGACCAGCCAATATGAAAGATTGGCCCAAAGCATCTATTGCGGCCCTTACTTGCTCGTTATTAAAGTAAAGATAACCTAAAACTGCAATCAATGCGATGATTGCAAGTACAACAATCATTATTGGATTTGCACTCATTGCTGCATTCATTAACCATTGAGCTGCAGCACCCGCTTTAGTTGCAATATTACTTGCAATTTGAGTTAATTCTAATGTCCTTAATGAACCTGCAAGAGTTACAATACCATTAATACCCACAGCAAATGAACCGGCTTGACCAATTAAACCTAAAAAACTAGTCATTGGAGCTAATACAGGAGACATTAAAAGACTCATATCTTCCCAAGCAGCATTTATTTGGTCCAACCAAGTTTTATGTTCAGCTTCTTCACTAGCAAGTGTTTGTAATTGACCTTCATATTCACCAGTTAGTTGAGAAGCATTTGAAATTGATCCAGCTTGAAGTCCAAGTGCTTGTTCTAATGCTTTTGTATCACCATTAGATTCTTTTAATGCATCTGATAAACCAGTTAACGCTGCACGACCGCCACCAAATTTTTGTGTGGCACCAGCAATAATGACAGATGCTTGATCAACATTAAAACCTAATTCATTGAATTGGGAGTCATATTTTCTTAAGAAAGTATAATAGTTCTGCATTCCGCCGACAGTGTTTGAATTAGCATAAGCAAGTGCATTAAAACTTGATGAAACATTATTCATATCTACACCAAGAACACTAAGTTCCTGACCTAAGCTATTTGTAGTTTGAGCACCCAGACCAAATGCATCATTAATACGGTCTAAATCTGTTGCTGATTTGCCAAGATTTTCACTAGAAACACCGATTTGGTCAAGACTTTTAACATACATCATTGCTTCATCATTTGGAAATGTAGCATTTGATATATTATTAATTAAACTAATCATTTTAGGTTCGGCAACACCTGTTTGTGTCGATAGTTGACCAACACTTATGGCTGCTGTGTTCATATCTTGAGCCATACCTTCAGCGTTACTACCAATACTGGATAACTCACTTGATATACTCATTAAAGCTCCGGCTTCAATTAATTCAAGACTATTTCCTAATCCTTCAACATCTGATTCAGCATTTTGAGCAGAACCCCCTAATTCATCTATAGGTGAACTGTCAATGCCACTTAATGATGAAGATAAATTATCAGAACTATTTGAGGCATTTTGCATTGAGGTATCAAGATTTTCTACAGATTCTTCAGCATTAACAACTTCTGAATCTTCAACATTAACATCAATATCTACATCACTTTCCATTTCTTTTAGTGTGGATATGGCTTCGGACAAATCCTCAACTTCAGTCTTGTCAGCTCTTGCTGTAATGTTAATATCAAGATTATTATCTGCCATTGTTAATCAACTACTAAAAATGCTTTATTTTTCAAGCTATGTTGTCTTGCAATTTCTTTCATACATATTATTGCCATTTGTTGTAAGATTGTCAAATTTTCAATATTTCCATTGTTTAATCTATGTCCCGCAATATATAATTGAGTTAAATGTCTTAATTTACCAGTTTTTAGGTCTAAAACCCCATTAAATCATCAAATATTTGTTGTTGTGCATCTTCTGATGTATCCATCAATTCCACACCACTTATTCTGTTAATTTCATTTGTAATTCTTGTTATTACACCAGCCGGCAATTCAGCCAGTAAATCATCAGGGAATTTGCTTTCATCAAGTTTATAAACGCCTAATTTAGCAAGTTCAATCAATAGATTAGTTTTCAGTCTTTTACTTGATAATATGGCTTTTTGATATTCATTTGTTGATAATGGTCTTATTAAAACTCCAACCTTTTTTGTAGTATTTGGATAAATGAATGTGAATGGTATTTTAGCATTTGTTCCTTCAGTGATTATCTGATCCAATTCAAAAATTTCTTCCTCTTTTTGTAAGTGTTCTAATTCTTTTTGCTTTTCTTTTTCAGCAGACATTTTCAAATCTCCATAAATAAAAATAATTTGTTTAAAAATTTTTTAAAAAAAAAGAATGAATAAAACAAAGTTTAAAGTGTTTTATTCATATTTCCTATCTCTTCTACTTGCTTTGAGCTTGATATTTTCAACGGTTTTTTCATCAGGTTTTACTTCATAATCGTTACCATTTACTAAACAATTGAAATAATTATCTACGATGGTGTATGACTCATCTGGTGTGATGACAGTTTCTCTTATAGTAACCATTGCAGGTGTGCTTATCATTTTATCTAAAGTTTCTGACATCTCTTTGTGTGAAGCTAATCCTTCATATCTTAATTTTGAAAATTCAAGGCTCCACGGTACTTCATCTAATCCCTCATTTACAACACCGTCAAAGGTGGAAGTACTTGAAGTATTGGTTTCAGGACTTGCCTTTGCTGATGTACCATACATCATTTTTTTACCGTCAATAATAACTTCCTTATTAGCCATCTATTCCACCTCAATTGTAATGTAAACGTCGATTTCAGTGATAATTCCAGCAAATAACAATTTGGTAATGTTAATATCAACGCACTTTGGAGATTTCTTTTCTACAGTGTATTCAATGTCTTCAAGTAAATCTAAAGTGTTTACACACCTATCTTTGACCCTATCCAATTCCTGTTTGATTTCATTTAAAGTTGCAGTACGGTTTCTTTCACCTAAGAATTGATGTAGGCTCATTTCACGTACAATAAAATCACGTGCCCGGTTGATATATAAATCATAACCGTTTGGTTGTTCGCTGTTGACAACAACATATTTATTATTTCCACGATCTTGACATCTGAATGTAGTTATACCAGATTCAAGTAATGATAAACCATTTCCACCTGTTTCAAATGATAATTCTGGAGTAACACCAGTTACATTTGGAACCACTTTCATTGTCATACTATTTCCAACATTTAAGCTTGCAAGAACACCGCAATAATATGCTGCACTTTCCACCTCAGATAGTAACGTATCATTTACTATTAATTGCTGGTTCAACAATCCGTAACTGAAATCTCCAGCCAGACTTGCATCGAAATTTATAAATGATACATAACCGGCCGGTAATTTATCCTTAAACCTTTTGTCTAAAAATTCAGTAATTATTGGAATTAAATTGGAATCAACTTTAACTGCTATGTATAACATGTTAAAGTCCTCACCACTTATTTTAGACAATGCTGATGTTAGTTTTCCTGGAGTGATGTCTTTATCAACAACCTCATTTTCACCGCTTCCAGATTTGGTGGTGATATTTACAGCTAAAATACTTGAAGCTCCGTAAAACAATTCATCCAAACATGCAACACCAGCGTAACTAGTATCATTTCCTAATTCTTCATGAGCATCATCAATTTTGGTAAATAATAATGGTTCAGTTTCAGTGGAATCAAAAGCACCGATTAAAGCTATCTTTGATGCTAGTCCAGGTTTGCTTTTTACGGGATTTCTTTTATTGAAAATCTGAACTTTTGGTAATGAAGCCATAATTTCAACCCCCTATTTTCAAATTCGCATACTCTTTAATGATTTTTTCAAATTCTTTTTTATTATTGATAGAAATATTATTAGATGAAATGTAATATCTTAATCCAGATTTGAACATATTGGGACAAAGTAAATCATCTAATTCTTTATCTAAATCAAATTTTACCATAAACAATCACTTTTCTTCAATTTTTTCTAATAATAAATTACATAAATAATAATCTTCTTCAGATGGAACTAACGATTCTGGTTTGCTTTTCACTTGAATTCTTAAATGGCCTCTTGTTAAAACAAAATCTCTATTATATTCTGGAGTTATATTTCTAATGATTGGTTTATTGTCAAACAAATCATTGTTTTCATAGATTAATCTGGTGATTTCTTTTGAAACAGTTTTGATGATTTTAAGTGCTTCTGTGTAGTTGCGGTTTTTAGTAACTATAAGAATTTCAACCAGATCTGTGAAACTTGAAAAGTCAAAACCTTCAATATTACTTTCACTATCAACAGCTCCAACAAAAATGCTATTACTTTCCTGAACAACTTGTTTAGAAGGATATGAAATTTTAAAATGTTTTAATAATGGGTTTTGCTCATTTTGTGCTTTTAATAATATTTTTAAAATTATTTCATCAGTTTGTAGCATTGTAAATCTCCACCTTTAAAATATCTACTGCTCGATTGCTTGTCTCTTCAAAAGCCGGTTTTACAAAAGGTCTTGGAGGGGCCGGTGATGAGTATTTACTGAAAATTTCTTTTCCAGATAATGTAAACCAATGCAAGAATTTTGCTCTTATTGGCCTTACTTCTCTTCGGCCCTTTTCAACACATAATGGATAGAAATGTGTGATGTTTGTCCCAATGGTGTAGCTGGTTTCAGATTCTTTAGTAATTTCAATACTATTTAAAAGATTATTGGAAAACATAGTTGCGTTAGTTGCTATTGCTAATTCCTGAAGAGATTTATCAACGTCAGCTATTGCTTTTGCTCCCGTCTTTGAGCCTTCAATTATTCCATTTTTATATCTTTGAGCAATTTCAACAGCAGGTTCAAAAATTGGGTCACTGCCTAAAACCTCAATTAATTCATCTAACTCACCAGTATCCAGATTTACATTGACTTCTGTATCCAATTCATCCCAAGTACCCATATTTTACACCTACGTTTTAAAAAATGCTAAAATTGTATTTTTTATAAGGTTTTAACATTTCTTTAGCTTGAATAATCAATGAATCTCCATAACCGATTGTTACTGACTCGTCAATCTGGTCATTGGCCCTGATATCATATTTTCTCCACAGCAGTCCAGCTGTCCACAATATCAGTGCTGTATCGCTGATTGGAATATCTGAAATATCAATTAATTGTGTGTAGGATAGAGCGTAGTTTTGTGCCACATTATAGAAGTGTAGGATTTCTTCACTTGACACTTTTTTATTATAGTCCATGCCATTGTACTCAGAATCAATTAAATTGTCCTCGTTATCTACATCAGCAACCGTCCAGTTATCCAGTTTAAATAACACTTCTTTAATTATTGTTTCATCATCCATTATTCACACAACCTTTAAAAAAGTACTAAAATAATTAATCATAGGATTGAAAATTTGATAAGTAATTTTCAACCTAAAAATTAATCATAATCAAGTAATCCTTCCACTATCTATAGGTTCCGAAACATTAATTAAAATCAGTTCAAACTCATCATTACCATCAGAAACATCAATAATTCTTTCAGCAGTATAATCTTCACCAGATATAGTTGCTGATGCAAATAATAGATATTCTCCATCTTCCACATCTCTTAATGTACAGCCACCAGCACTACCAGTAGTACATGATTTAATTGGCTCTCCTTCAGGATGTTCCGCTGATGGATATAATCCGACAGAAACTCCACTGATAGAAGTGGAACCATCAGTTACAGTTACACTAATATTTCTTTTTTCAGGATTCACCTCATTATTAGGGAGAATCCTCACCGTCCTCAACAGCTGATGGTATATTGGTGATTCTTGCAGCCAATACATCTTTGTTGTATAAAATCAATACATCAAAGTAAACATCTACAGTTGAAAGATATGCTTTTGCAGATAATTCATATTCGTTTTCAGATTCGATTTCATTTAAAAAACCAAATACAATGCTATCTGGATCAGCCATTAAGATTTGTTCTTCAAATCCATTATCAGGTTCATCAAGGAAATCAGCTTGAGCTATTGGAACACCCCAAAGTGTTAACTGGCCATTATCATCAAAGTAAAGGTTGTCACCTCTTTGAGTTGGTCTTTGGTCAGCTTGTTCAATAAGCAAACCTTCAAGTTCAGTAGATACGTAGATTTTTGCTTTAGACCTTTTACCTTTCTGTTTGGTGAATTGAGTAATCATTCTTTTGATTTGTTTTGCCAAATCTCCACTTGCATCAATGTCATGGTAATAACCCATAGGCGCTCTGCGGTCAATTGCAACATTGGTTTCGTAATTACTTGCAATATCTTCCAATTGTTTGAAAACACCGTCAATTTGATGTACACCATCAGTACTTGTAGTGTTCTCGTTTTTGATACCATACATTCCAATATTTTCAGCAGAATAACCTGCCCTTTCAGCAAGAATAGCTTCAATATGAGTCAAGAAAGAATCGTGCTCGATATTGGTTTTTAAGAATAATTTGCTGGTGTATGTAAATATTGAGAATGGTTCAGCTACAAGTCTGGACCTACTAAATTCAGGTACGGTTTCTTCAATAGCAGTGGTGTAATCTTTTTGAAGTGGTGCACCTTTATTTTCACCAGACAATTTTTTCATGGATTGTAATCTTGCTTTTACACGAAGGTAGTTAATATCGTGTTCAATACTATCCATTTGAATAAATCTTGCATCGTTTAATATACTTGGAGTACTTTCAACTAATTCAAGGAAGCGATCAATTTCAGTTTGTTGTTTCCAACCTGGATT